TGCTGTTACAGGCTCGGAATGTTCTGTTTATTCAAGAAACACAGCTGATGGTGATTTTACCGCTGTTGGTTCTTGTATTGCTGTCTTAACTGCTAACGCCGTAGTTCGGGTTCAAGTACAGAAAAACGATGCTGGTATTACAACTTCACTGGAGCTAGATACGTCCGCTCTTTCACTGTTTACCCTGTCAGGCTCTGGACCGCAAGGAGAGCAAGGCCAGCAAGGCCCGGCAGGGCCGAGCGACATTCCGCAGAACAGCCAAACGAGCGCATACACCCTTGTTGCAGGTGATAACGGCAAGCATATCAATACAACCACTGGGGGAGTTACCGTCCCAAGTGGTGTATTTAGTGCTGGAAATGTGGTTTCAATTTATAATGATAGTTCTAGTAATCAAACAATTACGCAGGGCAGTAGTGTTACATTAAGGCTTGCGGGATCTGCAACTACGGGTAACAGGACACTGGCTCAATACGGAATGGCGACTGTGTTGTGCGTGGGCTCAAATGAATTTGTTATCTCTGGGGCGGGCTTGACCTGATGGGTATTCATCAAGCAATGATGATGGGCTATGCCACGGCAGAGGCTAATCCAACATGGACATTAGTTGACAGCGAATTTAAGCAATCAGTAGGTGCAAACTTTAGCGTTGATAATGTGCAAACAGGGGATTTTATCTACTGGACTCAAGCAGGTGATAATGCTGGATCAATCGCAACTCTGACTGGATGGTCTAATACATTCTCTGATACTGATAACACTCCTGCATTTAAAGAGCAATATAGGGTTGCTACATCAAATGAAGGCACTGTCACTGTCACAAGTGAATCTGATACTGAAGCGGGCGGATTGATGGTATTTAGGTGCTCTACTGGCGCAACTTCTATCGACGCAAATGCTTGGGTCTCTACTGAGGGCATATCGGGTGATCCAGTTGTTCCGTCTGCCAACAACGGCAATGTTGGGACAGCAGAGGCTTACTCGTTGTGTATCGTAAATGGATATTTGGACGATGAAGATATTTCGACTGCATCTTGCACAGGGTTGACTGTTGCTGGGGTTGCGGGTGGTTCAAGGAGCGGTGGCTTCTTTCAGACATATCGCAGTTCATTGATGGTTGGCTATGCAGTCATTCCAAATGCAGGCACGACGGCACCAGCAGGCGCTGGCAACACTTGGAGCACTTCCGGTAGCGATCAATGGAACTCAACCGCGTGGTATATCAGGCCAAGCTGATCGCTAAGATGAGTAAAGCGGTTGTTTCCATAGTCTGGCGTGATTGAAGTTTTTGCTGCGATTATTGGGGCCAGTATTGGCGTAATAGGAATTTCAGCTGCTGGGTTTAATAAGCGCAATTCTGAAAGCAGAGAAGCAATTATCAAACTGACGGCTGGGGTCGAAGCCATTGCCAATAAGCTCGAAGATCTCCATCAAGATATGAAGGCCGAGAAAGTTCAGGCCAGCATGGATCGACGGGAAATTTATGAGCGGCTTAACGAGCACGGTAACCGTTTGGTAGCTCTCGAAAACGGTAAAGCTAGAATCTAAGAAGACGCTCCAGGGATTATGGATGGCTTTGATCAGATTTTATCGTCACCGGCATTTTGGGTGGTGGTTGCTGCTGCATCTGAGCTGATTGGGATGAGTAAGCTCAAAGATAATTCGCTGGTGCAGTTGTTGTTTAGCCTTTTGAGGTCGGTTAAGGCAAAAAAGGGCTGATTCCTGCTGACGGCAGGTGGATCTTCAAATTTAATACGCGGTCTCCGTTGGAAGACACGAAACGTGCGATCCAGCGGAGAAAATTTTATGCGACTTTGCCGGGTAGGCTCGACCGTGCTCAGGAAGAGTGGCATAAAGCGCAACCGCCAGCTATGCCCCCGCCAGTGCGATTAGGAGATCTTCATATAAAAGCTCCTTTTACAGAGCGTTGATTACTTCTTTTTCTTGTTTTTCTTGGCTGTTTTTGCTGCGGCTTTGAAGTCAGCATCGCTTGGAGCGCCTTTGGCACCTTTGCGGCGAGGCTTTTTACCGGCTTTCTTTTTGGCGTTGATGTTGGCGTAAAGTCCGGGCTGGCCTTTTGGCATGGTCAAATCCTTAGGAGTGTTAAGTCTAGAAAGAAACAGTGTTCTCTTCTAGTTTTTCAAGGCGGGCTTTACGTCGCCTGCGTTTCGTTTCTGGTGCTGGTTGCTCTGGTGCCTGAATTTCGCTCTTCGCTTGCGGATCCCATGGGCCCGGTGTCCAAACTGCCAAGGGTTTCCTCCCGCCGTTGTTGGCGTAATGCTTCTGTTTCACGCATTTCTGCGTCTAAATCAATCATATCAGGAAGAATTTCACCTGATTTGAGTATCTGAAGGAAGGTGCGGTTTGTGATCGCTCCACGGGCTGCTAAATCGTCGATTACTGAGATGTCTTGGCCGAGTAGGCGGTAGAAGTCGAAGTCGCGGTCTAGGTTGATTTGGGGAGGGGTTTTGTTGACGTAAACAGCGGCGATGTTGTAACACATCTGGAGGGCTGACTCCATTTCCATTGAAATTATTGATAAAACTGAGTTGGCTTGCGCTTGGTCGATGCGCTTTGCATCGGCGGATTCTGCAACGAACTTTTGGCCGAGGAGTTTTGTTACTCCTAATGTGCTCATTTGAGCCTCTAAGGACGATAGTTCTGTTTGTTGGGCGTTGAAACTGCTGGAGTCCGCTCCAACGTAGTAGGCTTTGTTGCCGGTTTGCATGGAGAGGGCGTAGTTGACGCCGACGCCTGCGTTGTCTGTTTCGTCCCAGCCTTCGAGGACCAGGATGGGCATGGCTGCGATGTGGAGCGCGTGGATTAGGTCGGCTTGGCGTTGATAGTGTGTTATGTTAAGGTTGGCGATGTCAAGTAGGGGAGGGATGCTGGAGAGCATTCCGGTGCGGTTTGTGTATAACGGTACAAAGGGGATTTCGTTTAGGGTGTAGGTGCCGGTCTCGACTTCGCCTTCGTTGTTATACAGTTCGTAGCGGCCTGGGTATAGGACGCGCATTCGGTCCTCTTGGGTTTCGCCAAAGTCGCCGTCTGGGATTACAGCGGTTTCGTGGATGCGGAGCTGGGATAGTTGGGAGCTGGGGAGGCTCGTCTCCTGTCGCCAGCCCCAGATGCTAGGGGCTTGGATTGGGATGAAGTAGGGGCGGCGTCCCAGGGCGATTTCGTCGGCCAGGGTGCGGATGCCTTCGCCTGGGGGGAAGTCGACCATCGTTCCAGAGTGGCCGTAGGTGAGGGCGCTGACGAGGATGCGGCGGGCGTATTCGTTGATGGAGGAGCCTAGGCCGTCGACGTTTTTGGAGAAGTCTTGCCAGTAAGGGTCGCCGTTTACCGTGATGGGGCGGCGTAGCACTAGACCTGCGGCGTTCTCAATGAGGCGCAGGGTGAAGGGGGATAGGACGCTACGTTTGACGCGGGTTGTGTAGGCGTCGTCGTCTTCGCGGGGTTCTTGCGGTAAGTAGGTGGCGCATTGTTGACGCAACGATTGGGTGCCGCTCACTACCGCGTTCATTATTTGCCAGTCCGACATCATTGACCAGACTGCGCCCGAGCGGGTGAAGGGGCTGTTGACGCCTGTGCCTGTGCTGCTATAAGGCGTACCAGCCCAGGATTCTCTTACTGGGTTGTATGACGGGTACACCAACTACCTGGCTATTTTTCCTATTCTAATGGACCCGTGCGGGGCGTAAATGTTTAGTAGGTGCGGAAGTTTGTGGGGCCTTGGTAGCTGCCTCGGTTGAGATTGAACTTCATTAGGCAGAGGTATCCGAGTGCGTCGAACATGTGGTCTACTCCGAGCTTTTTGTTGGGTAGGCCGTTGTCGTCGTAGACCAAGGTGCGGAGTGATTTGATGGTTTCGCGGCAGCGGGGGTGGATTTTTAGGCGGCGGACTTGGTTGCCGTCCAAAATTGCCGTGTTGACGCAGTTCACTTTGTCGCGGATTTTCCAGGGGGAGCGTGGGCTGGATACTCGGATGCCTGATTTACGCAGAATTGCGTGGTCCGTTAAGCCGACGCCTGCTGTTTTTCTGGCCGCTCCAGTGGGGTCGGGTGAGATGTCCTTTTTGCGGGTGAGGCCGAAACGGTGGTTTAATTCGTCCGCCATGTCCCAGGTGGTGGCGTTTACCATCATTATTTCGTCGAAAATGTGGAGTTCGTCGTCTACTTTTACCCCGCAGACGCACGACATGTTATCGACGTTGAAGTCGAGGCCCAGGTAGAGCGTTAGGTCGGGAATGTCTTTGATGGTTTTGTCGATGTTGGCTTCGCTGAAGTTGATTGCCACCAGGCCCGATAGGTTCTCGAAGGATGCCTCAAATTCTTGGCGGAATGTTCGTGGGTCAAGTTGGCCACGTGCTGCTTCCACTTCCTCCGGTGGGACGTTGCCTCCTTCGATTGTTGTGTAGCTCCACCGAGCCCAGTCCGTTCCACCCGATTCGGCGGCGTAGTTCCATAGGTCATAGAACCAGGAGGCGGTGCCTTCGGGGGTACTGATGAATAATGCCCAACCTTGTTTGTCTGCGAGGGCGGGTCGCAACACCTCGAACCAGACAGCGGAGTCCATGAACGCCGCTTCGTCTAGGACTACTCCGCCGAGAGATCTACCCCGCAGGGCCATGGCGTTTTCGGTGCCCTTTAATTCGATTAAGGAGCCGTTGCGTAGTTCGATCTTGAGGTCGGATTCGTTCTTTGAGGCGACCCAGGGTTGAGGAACCAGGGACTTTAGGGTTTTCCAGGCGATGTCCTTCGCCATTCGGTAGGTGGGAGCGCAATAAAAGTACACTTCGCCGGGTCGTTCGATGGCTGCGCGGAGCAGTTCGATGCAGGAAAGGTAGGATTTGCCGAATCGGCGGCCTGCTACTAAGACGCGGAAGCGGGTTTTGCTCTGAAATACCTCCCCCTGGGCGTGGCGGAGGCTTAAATCGGAGCTACTTGGCACGTTCCAGGAAAAGACAGTAGTCGGTTTGAGTGTAGGTGCCTATTGGGCAGTTTTTGGTGGTGCGGGGTACGGCGGGAGGTGTTGTGGCCTTAAGAGGGAGGCAATATGCAGATGTTCTGTAGTATCCGATGGGGCAGAAGGCTCCTTTTCGGGTGATTGGGCCGGATTTGGCGGCTATCGCTCCAGCGAAGAGGGCGGTTAGGAGGCCGGATCCGAGGATGATCCCAAACCAGTCAAGCCATTCGGGGTTGTTACTGCTCATGACACCGGGATTAGCACAGTAGTCTGTATTGTACTCTGGCATTTTTGGGCGGGCGTTCCAGCGATTCTGAGGATTGAACCCCTACCCCCGTGTGCTAGAGTAGATATTGTTTCAAATACACCTGTAGGTTCCCTACGATTAGTACATCTGTACTATTTCTGCAAGTGTGCCCCCGTGTGCCAGTTGTACTACCGTCACAAGCAGGCGAAAAAGCAGTACAAATGTACTATCATAATCGTAACAATTTGTAATGTAAGACAGTAGAAAAAGTGGCACATGTACTATTGAAGTAGTAAGGCTAGGGTGCTATACTATATACATAGGGGGGAAGGAATAACACCCTGCCTCCCTTACTGAACCTTGACAACTTACCATGACACGCCACCTAATAGTGTGGTCTACAGACCGCTCTGTATACCATCATTATGGTTCCTACGTGGAGCACGCAGACGGCAAGGTATTACTTTACCAAGCCCGTGAGGAGTATCCTGGCCACGACCTCGAACGCCTTACAGACCACGCTCTCCAGCGACTAGAGGCAGCATCGTGAGTAAGATCCTTTATCCAAACGCTATGAACAAGACAGAACAACGACTCCAGCAAAAGTTTCTCGCCTATCTGTTCTCAGCAATCGCCGTCATGGGGGTTGTTGATATCGGGTATCAACACACTCAAGCCTGTGAGAATCGGGCTCATTTTTTCTATTCACTCTGCAAAACTAACTAAAATTTAACCTCATTAACTCACTCTATTAATTATGGCACTATTACATCTAAATTCTCTCAAGGAATCGGCTGAATTTATCAGCCCCGATTATCCCTTAGATTTTGACCTAGTATCGGAACAATTTGACGCTTTCGATGCCTACGCGGTCCGCGCCATGGTAAAAATGGGATGTGGGCACCTGAGCCTATGTGGATTGTTGGGAAAGTCGCCCGAGCATTCTTACATGCTGCTTCGCATGGATACAGGGGTTAAGCCATCGGACGATTGGAACCCAGGCAAAGAAAAACGATGCTGCCTGGTATTGGAGCGGTTTGCTAGGTCTCAAGGGCTGTTCATCTAACATTTAGGCCCCGCGATAAGCGGGGCTTTTTAATGTCTACTGTTCGGACTGTTTTTCTATGGAGATGTTCAATTTTACGTCAGTTTGAGTGCCATCCATCTCGCCATCTCGACACGTCTTAGATAAAGAATCCAAAACGCTAGCGGCAGTTTGGAAGTGACCCTTACTCATGCTTCGGTTGAACAATCGCCACCGTGCTGAAGTCAATCGTGAGACCATCTGTTCACGATCTGCCGCAAAATCCTGCTCGTTCCAAGCGTTCACGGCTTTCCAGTCCTTCCAAGCAGTAGAAAGAGAGACACTCTCCCGTGAAGCGTGTTCTGTAATTAACTGCCTAGGGGTGAGACCGTCCAACTGCTTGATGTAAAGCCTGTGCTGCCGCTGAGTGATAACCTCTTCGGGGTTACGTTTGCCATAGACAGCCTTGCCCTCAGAGTTAGTCGGCCCCTTGTAACCCTTCTTTGCCTCGCGCTCAAAACTGTCTGGCATTACTAGCGTTCCAGGGTAATCACTGAACCCAATCTAACGCCAGACACTAGAAAGCCCGCTTTATGCGGGCTGTTGGCTGCACACTGTTAGGCATGATCTCTAAACGTTTGCCACAATTGCCCGCCTAGTTCGCTGTGTTCGTCGGCGTAACGTGCCAAGTCTTGCAAGATGTCGAGACATCCCCAAGTCATCCCCAAGTTGACGATTGCTGCGTTCATGTCGTCACCATCATCAAAACCGTCGGAGACACCCTCTAAAGCTTCCATTGTTGATGTGGCACCGATAGCCTCAACATAAGCATCGAATAAAGCCTTAACGTCTAGCTCTTGTTTTTGCCAGCGTTCCAGCAGTTGATAGGTGTAACATTCGGCCATGTTGACCCAATCCGAACGCTCAAAATCAATGAGAGCTTCAGGGCAATCGTCAAACCGCTCAATAATGTCATCGATACAGCTGTTCTTCGGTGCGCTCCAGTCAGCATCGACCCAACGTGAGTCGGAGATCTTGAGCAGTTGTGTAAGAGTTGTCATGATAGTTGGTAAGTTGGTTACTGAATTACAATACCATGGATTCAGCTGTCTGCAAGCTTTAGCTTGCCATCGGGAATCTCCCAAAGATCGCCATCTTGGTAAAGCCTCCAAACGATGCCATCCTTATCAGTCATAGATACGTCATCGAGAATGGAGGTCCAAGCATCCCAATAATCTTCGTGATCAGGTCCGGAGCTACAGATCTTGACAGCATCCCAGTCAGCGCCGATAATTTTGGCTTGTGTCTCGTCGATGTCAGCGCACCACAATTGTGGAATATAGACACCATGTGAGTCCATAAGCACTAATGAGGGTTGGGCGCCATAGGCTGATTCGATCTTCTCTCCGCAGTGATCGCAGAGAAGATGATCATCTTCATAATTAAGATCAAGCCCGACAACGTTCCAGCCATCATCGCCGGTGGTGGTAGCGATCAATTCTCTCTCAGTCTTGCAGCACGTATGGCAGAGACAAGCACCATCCGAAGTGATGGCAAACTTCGGATAACCACCAGGAAACGCATAAGGAGACT